TACCCTTAAACGCAAATTCGCTTTCAGAGCGAAAGGGCGATCTGCGAAGCAGAAAGATCGCAAGGTTTGGTTTGGTGATATCTCTGTCATTGGTAATGACAACAGCCTTTCTAAAGAATGATTCCGTAGCATTAGATAAAACAAATCATTACAGACAATGGGCTTTCATACAGCTTAATGATATTGATCAATTCTATTGTTTAGATGAGTTAAATTACAAAGAATCTAGATGGAATCCAAAAGCCAAGAATGGTAGTCATTACGGTATTCCTCAAGGTAGATCTAAATACTTACAAAAGGTTGATGGATACAAACAGATTGATTGGCAATTAAAATACATTGAGAAGCGATACTCTAATCCATGTAATGCGCTTGCTCATCATAAGATTAAGGGATGGTATTGAGTAAATCAGCTTTAAGGGATACTGGATCTACCAGACATTGGCGTTCAATACGAAGTCGCATTTTGCGTAGGGATCAGTTTATATGTCAGTATTGCAATCAAGAGGCGACAACAGTAGATCATGTAGTTCCTCGTAGGCTGGGAGGAAATGATAGTGATGAGAATTTAGTTGCAAGTTGTCGAAGATGTAATTTATCTAAGGGTGGGCGTTTTTTTGTGAGCACAAGGACACCACCGACCCCCCGTTCCTTTTCTAACCCACAAAACACCTCGATCAGCCACGATCAGACTGGATCGAATTGATTGATTTACAAACGGGTGAGATAAGCCTAGATCACGCTCAATCGACATTAGGAGGTGTGCAAACACCGCGTATTTGCTCAAAACTCAATGATTTGCCGTCTAAAGGTCAAGAAATGATTGATTTTGCAACTGAGATTGGCATACAGCTCATGGATTGGCAAAAGTTCGTTGCAATTCATGCTCACAAAGTTAAACCCGATGATCGGTGGGCAACAAGTGAGGTTGGGTTACTGCTCAGTAGGCAAAACGGAAAATCTACATTTATGATGTTGCGTATCTTGACCGGCATGTTTGTGTGGGGTGAAGGATTACAACTTGCATCAGCTCACAGACTTACTACATCACTTGAAACATTTAGACAGATTGTTGGCTTGATTGAAACACATCCGGCACTTGAGAAGGAAGTTAAAAAAATCAGGTGGCAACATGGCGCGGAGGAAATAGAGTTATTTGGCAACAGGCGGTTTGTTGTCAAGGCTGCTAACAATGCAGCTAGAGGTTTAAGCAAACCAGAAACAATTCACATGGATGAGTTGAGAGAATACAAAGACGAGGATGCTTGGTCATCAATGCGTTACTCAATGATGAGTGCTAAAAATCCGCAAGTATGGGTCTATTCATCAGCAGGAGATCAACATTCAGTTATCTTAAACAAATTGCGTGAGAGGGCATTGGCATCAGCTACGACCAATGACCCGATTGGTTGGTTTGAGTGGAGCGCAGAACCTGATGCACCAATCTTGCTTCCGTCAGGTGAGATTAACTGGTCTGCATTTGCTCAAGCCAACCCATCTTTAGGAATTACAATTCACCCAGATAACATTAAAGCTGCAATCAATGATCCACCGGATATTGTTAGGACTGAGTTGCTTACGCAATGGGTCGATACAATAAACAGCGCAATTGATCCGCAAAAGTGGGCAATGTGTCAGATAGATGCAATACCGCTAGATCCTGAGCAACCTACTTGGCTTGGTCTTGATTTGTCGCCTGATAGAAAGTTTGGCGCATTAGTTGCTGCTCAAAGATTGTCGGGTGAAAGATTTTATGTGCAATTGCTTCATACTTGGTCAAATGATTACAGCTTAAACGATTTAGCAGTTGCCAACGACATTGCGCCTTATGTTAGAAAATACAACACGCAAACTGTGGCTTTTAGCAAAAGAACAAGCATGGCAGTTGCTAGTCGCCTAAGTTCTGCCGGAATTCAAACAACCGACATGGATGGGGCTATTTATGCAGAGAGCTGTGATCGATGGCTTGGAGCAATTAACTCACACAGGTTGCAGCATTCTGGACAAGAGGAATTAACTCAACAAACACTATCGGCTGCAAAATTGCCTTATGGTGATGGTTCTTGGATTATCGGAAGGAGAGCCAGCAGGGTTGCAGTTTGTGCAAGTGTGGCGACAGCATTAGTTACTTATTTTGCGACACAACCTGAAACGGAAATAGACATACAAATCGCCTAAACTAGACTTTATGGTATATTATGTGCTAATGGGATTATTCGATAGATTTTTGACAAGTCAGACACCAACAATTCAAACAGATGTTGCCGCTGCCAACACGCCTTACAATTTGCAATCAGCTGTTGGCGGATTATTTTATGGAGCACAAACTGCAACGCGTGAACAAGCAATGTCAGTTCCATCAGTTGCAAGAGCAAGAAACATTATTTGTTCAACAATTGGATCACTACCTTTAGAAACATATAATCATTTTACAAAAGAACATTTAGATCCACCAAGAGTAATTATGCAACCAGATCCAAGAATTGCAGGATCAGCAATTTATGCATGGATTGCTGAGGACTTGTTATTTCATGGTGTTGCTTATGGTCAAGTCTTAGATAGTTATGCTGCATCAGATAACAGTCGAGTTCGTGCATGGACAAGAGTTGCACCTGATCGAGTTACTTACAATCTAAATGCAAATCAAACTGAAATTACTTCATACATGGTTGATGGAATGCATGTTCCAGCATCAGGCATTGGATCTCTAATTGTATTTAGTGGATTAGATGAAGGTGTATTAAATCGCGCAGGTCGCACAATTAGAGCTGCTCAAGAATTAGAAAAGGCGGCTGAATTATACGCCAAAGAACCAGTTCCTACAATGGTGTTAAAATCAAATGGAACAAATCTTGCACCAGAGCGAATTACAAAACTTCTTGAAAGTTGGAAAGTTGCTAGAAATACAAGAGCAACTGCATTCTTAAATGCTGATGTTGAATTAACTGCATTAGGCTTCGATCCACAAAAATTACAACTAAATGAAGCACGCCAATACCTTGCAACAGAAATTGCAAGAGCAGTTGGCATTCCGGCATCATTTTTATCTGCTGAAACAACAAGCATGACATACAGCACAACTATCATGGAGCGCAAAGCCCTTATTGATTTTAGTTTGAGAAATATCATAACACCGATTGAGCAAAGGTTATCCGCTGCGGATTTTGTGCCAAACGGCGTAGAGGTTCGCGTAGATATTGACGATTTCTTGAGAGGTTCAGCATTAGAGCGTGCTCAAGTTTATGAAATCCTAAACCGCATCGGTGCAATGAGCATCGAACAAATCCAAGAGGAGGAGGACTTAATCCGATGAAGATTAACTTCCCAATAACAATAACCGCTGCCGATACAAACAAGAGAACTATCTCTGGAACTATCGTTAGTTGGAACGAAGCAGGAAATACATCAGCAGGAAAGACTGTATTTGCTAAAGACAGTATTGATTTTTCAAAGCCTGTCAAATTGCTATTAGAGCATGACAAAACACGCCCACTTGGCAAGTTAATTGATATTACTGCAAATGATCAAGGCTTAGAAGGAACATTTAAGTTAGCGAAAACTTTTGCAGCTGATGATGCTCTTGAGGAAGCAGCCACAGGATTAAGAGATGGATTTTCTGTTGGAGTAATGGTTGATGCATGGGATAACAAAGATGGCGCAATGGTTATCTCAAAAAGTTCTTTACAGGAAGTCAGTTTGGTGTCTGATCCAGCAATTGCCTCAGCAAAAGTTGAAAGCGTAGTTGCAACAAATACACCAGAGAATTCCGAAGCAACCGCTGAGGATACAACAACACAGGAGGACAAAGTGTCTGATATAACTTCAGATGCTCCTATCGCAACCGAAGCGGTAGAAGCTGCAAAGTCTGAGCCTGTGGCAGTAGTAGCAGCGCAGTCAGTTGCTTACACAAAGCCACGCTCACCAATCAATTCAAAAGCAACTTACTTGGAGCACTCAGTTCGTGCTGCATTAGGTTCAGAGGAAAGCCGTCAGTATGTAATGGCTGCCGACACAACCAGCAACAACTCTGGTTTAATTCCAACTCCACAATCAACTGAAATCATCAACGGCATTTCAAATGCTGATCGTGGTTTAATTGACGCATTATCTCGCGGAGTTCTACCAGCATCAGGAATGACATTTGAAATTCCTAAAATCACAACTGCTCCAACAGTAACACTTGAGGCAGAGGCAGCAGCAATTGATACAACCGATCAAGCATCATCATTTGTTCAGGTTGATGTTAAGAAATTTGCTGGCGGACAAACATTCTCAGTTGAACTTCTTGATCGTTCATCACCAGCATTCTTTGATGAATTAGTTCGTCAAATGGAATATGCTTATGCAAAGACAACTGATGCTTATGTTGCAGGAGTTCTAGGATCATCTTGCGCACTAGCAACAGCTACACAAGACAACACAGCAGCAGGATTGCTTGGTTACACATCAGCAGCAGCAGCAAGTGTTTATTCTGGCTCACTTGGATTTGCTCGTAACTTAATTGTTAACAGCACACAATGGGGCAACATCATGGGCTACAACGACAGCGGTCGCCCAATCTACAATGCTTCACAACCTCAAAATGCAGGCGGAGCAGTTTCAGCTCAGAGCCTTCGTGGAAATGTTGCTGGCTTGGATCTTTATGTTTCTCGCTCACTTGATGGATACACAACTGGTGATCAGTCAATGATCGTAGTAAATCCAGATGCATTCACATGGTACGAAAGCCCACGCTTACAACTTCGTTCAGACATCACAGCAACTGGTCAAGTATCTGTTGCTTACTATGGCTACGGCGCATTAGCAGTTAAAATTGCTGGTGGCGCAGTTTGGTTCAACAAGAACTAAGTAAGCCCTTAATGCCTACTGGTGCTCCCGCTGGTAGGCAGCTATAAATGGGAGTCAAAGAGAGGAATTTATGCCAACAATTATCACCGCAACTCAGTTGCGATCCGTATTGGGTGTAAGTTCCTCTCTTTATGATGATACTTACCTAAATCAAATTATTGACACAGCAGAAACAGTTATTCTGCCAATGCTAGTTACATTCAAAGCACCAATCGAGAAGGTATCGCTGACAGATAATGTCGCTACTTTTACTACACTAGGAATACATGAATTCACCGAAGGACAATCAGTCATCATCACAGGATGCGGATCACCATACAACGGAACAAGAGTTGTGCTGGCAGATAATCTTGGACAATATACCTTTTCGCAATCGATCACTAATGCCGACATACTCGAGGCTAATGTCATCCCATCCGGAGTTGCTGCCCTTTCTGGCGGATCAACTTATGTTGGAAATGCAGCTGTTCAATCAGCCGTCTACAC